GTAGGCTGGCGTTTTAAGATTCGTAACGCCAGCTTTGACCTTTGACCTTTGACCACCTATAAATACCATGGGTTACTTCGAGGAAAATGGTTATTCCTTGTCCACCGGACTACACTCCTCCGAAATGGCTTACTCCCGCTTTCGTCGTCGGCGGTCTTTCCGTCGGCGTCCCGCTCGGACCCTTCGTCGATCCCAACAAAAGCGATCTGTGCGTCGAAGACGATTCGTTCGGCGTCCCCGACGTCGTATGACCTCCCGTCGTGTTCGTAATATTGCGGCACGCAAGAAGCACGACACCCAATTAGGAGGTGATTCAAATGCGCCGGATGCTTCTAATCCGGTGACTCTTACTGCAGGCAACCATTATTTTCTCTGGGCTCCTACCTATTTGGAACAACATGAGGAGTCGTATGACTATGTGCGTAATGCACAGAATGTGTATTTCCGCGGAGTTCAGGACCGGGTTTTCTTGAGTGCATCCTTTGCGTTTACTTGGCGAAGGGTGTGCTTTTTCTCCTATGAGCAATTTGTTCCCGCTCTCCCTTTCTTTCTGGAGGCCCCTGTGGATACCGACCCTCAGATTATGCGTCGTCCCCTGCGCCGCATTACCCCTGACACAGCGTCGGACTTTTTTTCGTATGCTTGGAAGGGTACTGTCGGTGTTGATTTCTCTGAGAACACTCGATGGAATGCCCCTCTTGATGATAAACTTCTTACTATTGTTTATGATCGGTCGGTCACCATTAATCCCAATTACGCTCCTCCCGATGGTGCCACTTACGGGAAGTCTATGACCCGGAAGATGTGGCATCCCGTCAACAAGAATTTGATGTATAGTGATAAGGAGAATGGATCTACCCCTTCGACTACTGGTTGGACTTCAATGTGCCCGAATTCACCGGGTAATTTTTACATTTTGGATATTTTTTCTACTGGTCAGGATTTGCCTGGAGATACTACTGGAGTGGGAAGTTTTGGAAGTGAAGCAACTGTGTATTGGCATGAGCGCTAGATAATTTCCACCAATGGATCTTCGATGTGGACTATCATACAATTGAGCATGAGCCAGGCCACGTCAACATGTGGGTCTGCTAGGGGGTCCGAGTTCATGCACATGATCGTCGGTCTCCCCCAATAGATTGTAGTCTTTGCTCGGTATTTGTCCGTGCACTCGAATTCTTCTTGGCAGCCAAGCCACCCTTTGTAACTTGGAAAAAACTGAAATCCACCACTAATATCATCGAAAATTGCGTAGTCTGCCTCGTCATCGTACTTGTCGATGTTGAGGTGACCATTCATGTAGATCTGTCTGCCCAAAGAACGCGCCCAAACCGTCTTACCGGTTCTGGAAGGTCCCCAGATGATGAGAGATTGTCGTCTAACACCCCAAGCAGAGATGAGAAATTAGCGGCACGCTCAATCACTTTCCCGTCAGGGTGGGTTGAGGGAAGTCCACGGCTCCGGCGAAGGCCGGTGGGGCGAAGCCCCATCCCGCGAACAACCCTACTAGGATAAGGGGTTCTTACCTCTCTCCTCCTCGTCTACCAAGGTCGGACTGACTGAGCCATTCCTCAATGCGATGTCCGCCAACAAGTCTAAACCGGGGGCTGGTATATTCTCTTGGTTTTCGATAGATCTTATTGGCGTATTGGACGATCGCACGATTGAAAAGGACATAAGATCTCGGATCAGCCATCCGCACTCTTTCAAAAAACTCGTCTTCAGTTGGAGCATCGATTGCGTGGCTCCATCGCTCTGCAATTGATCCTCCAGTTCCGCTATCTCCTCCGTTAGGGCCACCCAACTCGTGGATAATGTCACCATCCTTTCCAGCGTAATTCCAGGGCTTCTTAATCGTGCCTCGTATTGATTTAATATTCGGGTGAGCTCCTCGGTAGTCGAAGAGACTCGCTGAATTGACCAATTGTGTCTCTGCATAACCCACGACGCAGTGGAGATGAGATGCTCCATCTTGGTGCGACTCTCTTGCCAGTCTGTAGTCGCTCGGAGTTCCCAACACTTCTTCAATAAAACGGAAATGTTGAGTAGGTGTGCTTCGGAGTTCCTCGATGACATCTTCGCCGATTTGGGAATAGGTCAAAAAAAAGATCTTGGCACGTAAGCGAAATCGCGTCATGTGACTGGTAGGCTGGCGTTTTAAGATTCGTAACGCCAGCTTTGACCTTTGACCTTTGACCACCTATAAATACCATGGGTTACTTCGAGGAAAATGGTTATTCCTTGTCCACCGGACTACACTCCTCC